GGCAAAGCTGCTGAAACTGGGGGAGAAGAGGTAGGAGCTGAAGAGGCTGGCACAGTTGCCAAAATTGCTCCTAAGAGTATATTAAGGTCAGGAGAAGGTGGTGCTGAAGAAGCAGCCTCAGCTGGAAGAAGTATGGCTAGAACTCCTTGGGAAGCCGCCGAACCTGTCGAGGCTCCAGGGGTTTCATTCGGGGGTGAGCTAGGACCTACGCCTGGTGGAGCGGCTAATGCGGAGGAGGCAGCTGGCCAAGATGCTGGGGAGGTTGCAGGTGAGGGCGGTGAAGCAGCAGCAGCTGGGGCTGAGGGAGCAGAAGTAGCTGCGACTGGAGCAGCTGAAGGAGCTAGTCTTTTTTCTGCCGAAGCTGCGGCAGCAGCAATTCCAGTTGTGGGCGAAGTTGCTTTATTGGCAGGTGCTGGATATGCTATTTATGATGGTATTAAAGGCCTTTTAGGTGGAAGTTCTGGGCATCAAAGTGCTCTACGCGAAGCATTCTCAGGCGATATTGCTGGCTCTGGAGAAACCACAGCTTTTACATCTGGTAGCTATGCGGTTGCCTCAAATGATGGAATCACTACACAAACTGGAGGAACAAGTGCTTTTTAAAAAAAATTTGATTATAAATTTTACGAAATATATATTTATTATCAAATGCCTGGAAAACTAGTAAAAGAAATGACTGAAGAAGAGCATGAGAAAGAAAAAGCTCGGCATAGAAAATATTATGAGAAAAATTATGAAAAAGAAGTTAAAAGATGTAGAATAAAGAGTTGGATTAAACGTGGTATTGTTTATCCTGATTATAATGATTTACACCATTATGTATACCATGAATGTTCTCATTGTGAGACTTGTAAGGAAGAATTTATAGACAAGCATGAAAAATATAGGCGATGCGTAGACCATTGTCATATTACTCAGGAGATTCGCGGAATTATCTGCCATTCTTGTAATGCCTCTCTTAAAAGACAAAAAAAAACTTTTTAAAGAAAATTAAAAAATCTATTATTTTTTATATTACTCTATATATATAATGTTTAACGCAACTAATCAAAATCAGCAATTTGTTCCAAACAAAACTGTTAGAGTTATGCCTGACGCGCAAGTTGACTATGGGCCCGAGGTCAATAACCAAGTAAAAATTCATATACCTTCTTACATAGGTTTCTTAGACCCCAAGAATACTAAACTTAATATGAAAATCTCAATGCAAGGCAGAGGTTCCCTACACCCTGACGGTAGTGCGGGTATGTGGTCCTTATGTAGAGATTTACGTGTTACTTCTGGAGATGGGAGAGCACAATTAGAGGACATTCAAGACCTAAATGTTTTAACCGCGCAAGCCTGGTCTTTTGATGAGAACGATTCTTTAAATGCGAAAAGAGAGCTTCTTGAAGGTAGTTCTAAGAATGGTGACCTGGACGCCCAGCTATATTGGGCGAAAAAAGCCGACCCTTTTGTAGCTGCTGTTACCGAACAACCTAAAGCAATTCAAGTTCAATGCTCGGGCGTTGTTCCTATGTCTGGCATAGTTGGAGCTCAAGCCGATAATGTATTCCCACTAGCGGCTACTTCTGGCCTTAGATTACAATTAAATCTTGAAACTTTAAAAAGAGGCTGCACTCTAGCTACTACTACCTGCACGGCCACAGCTCCCGATAATGTAAGAGGTGGGGCTGTAGGCCAAGTGGGCGCGGCCGCGATTCCTAGTTCTAGTGCTGCTCTATTATTTGGGACTAAAGCTCCAGCTGACGACGATCCCGCCACAAGTCCTACAGCTACTGTTTTTGTTGCTACTAAAAAAGATAGAGATTTGACAACTGCTGCTGCTAATACCAATGTTGCCAAATATTCGGCAATCAACGCACACGATAATGTAGGATTTGAAATTGGCGATATTCTCTACATATCTGCTTTCAATGGGACCAACTGTATGTCTTTAGGTGTTATTACTCAACTTAGCTCCGCTTCCGCTAATGACTCTGCAGGAAATCCGCAAGATAGACTTGAAATTACTTACGAAATTAATAGAGCGAATGGAGCTAATATTGGCACTGTTAATGGTGGTAATACTTATCAAGGCATAAATGGGACCACAGCTGCTGATGGTGATGCTGTTGTTTTCTTTGACCCCACTGATAGACTCAAAAATATAGCTATTTCGCACCCTGTTGCTAGAAGTTTAGAAGGTAATAGCTATATTATTCAAGATGTAAGCATGAGTGTATTACAGGTGGACCCTCCGGAAGGATATGTTGATGCTATGATGAGTCAAGTAAATGGAAAAGGTCTCAATTTAGATTATTGCACGTCTAGACTTTATAGAGAAAACATTGCCAATCCTATTGGTCTTCAATCTGTAAATATTCCTGCTAATGCCCAGCGAGCATATTCTTTATTAAGTGTGCCGCTACTTCAAAGTAGCGTGACTTCCACTACTGTTTCCAGTCTTTTAGGAGTATATGAAACTGATGGACAGCAGTTAGAAGGCATGGTAAATTATCAGTGGGTTTTTGACGGAAATACTGTTCCTGATAGACCTGTAGACCTAACAAAATACAGATATTTAAAAAATGCTATTCTTCACATTACTGAACTAGAAAAAGCTGTAGAAAATGCTAAAATACCTGTAAGAAATTTGTGGAATATTCAACAAAGATTTATGATAGCTAGAGCTCTTTCAAGATATGGACAAGTTCATGATTTAAGTGGGACCTCCTCCCAATTAAGAATTGATTACGGCAACGTCGCTGTTGATGCTACTATGGTAGAAACCTTTTGCGTTGCTTTAAATAGACTGGTTGTGACAGCTATGGGTATTGAAGTAATTCACTAATTTTTTCCCAGAGAGTCAATTTAATTAATAATTAAGAAAATTTTTTTAATTATCTATTACATATAATAAATGTCTTCAATTGTAAGAACTGAAAAAGTATCTATTGAACCTATTAACGCTCCCTCAGGTGGCTCAGGCTATTCATTTAAAAATGGATATCCTATATGTCAATTTCTGATTGCCCAATCTGATAACCTACTTGTAGGCAAATCTGTTAGACTTTCAGGAAAAATTAATATTTATAGGGACTCTGCCAGCCCTCCTAATCCTGTAAATAATAACGACGGTGTAGGAGGAGTTTCTACAGGAGCTCAAGCTCAAAATGGCAGTATAGATTGCCGTGTTGGTGTTGCTTCCTGTATAGAACAAGTAACTATAACTACATTAGACGGAAATCAAACTCTTGAAAATGTAAGACAATATCCTAGAATGATTGCTGGTATGCATGGTGCTGTTATGTCGCCGCACGATATGACTAATGGTGGCAGTATTGGCGAACTTACCAATTCTCGCTCAGTAGTTAACGCTTGCTCTCTCAATGTAAGCCGTGATTTCTGTATGCCTATTAGAGCTGGCCTACTTTCAGGCACTGGCGTCATTCCTCTTGGCACTGCTGGCGTTCAAGGAATGATTATACAGTTACAACTATCGCCCGATGGAAATGTAATTGGCCCTTGGCAAGATTTAAATGCGGTTCCGCCACAAGCTGGCGGCGGTGCCAATCCTACTCGTCCTACAGACGCTGCTCTTATCGCATATAGAAACCCATATGATACGGTAAATAGATCTGGTTCAACTGCTAGCGCTAGCATAGCAGGTTATCATTATGAACTTTCTGACCTTGTTTTATCCTATGATTTATTGGTTCCTGATGAAGCTTCAGTCCAAAAAATGAATTCAGTTTCAAGTGGACAATTAAAATACAACGCTTACAGCAGTCTTTACAGTGTTATCAACTCTTCCGACCAAACTGTTGTATTAAATTTGGGTCAAAAACAAGTCCAAAGTGTCGTTCATAATCTTATTCCTACTACTAAAATCAACAACTCGGGTCAAATATCTACTAGACCTTATCGTTTAGAAAATGCTAACTCAGTGGAAGCCTCTATTGATGAAGTTGCTTTTGCTAAAGGTGGTATATTATATCCGCTTGAAGAAAGAGTTGTAGTAGAAGGAAACCCAGTCCCAGGAGTAGACGCTACTAGACTTGGTGCTGATATTATAGACCAATACCTAAACTCTGTCAAACCTCTTCATACTATTGATTCAACCTTTATTTCTCTATTAACTGAAGAAGCTAAACAGACTAGAACTCAAGGAGCCTTACCTCGTCCACTTGACGATATTAGAAGGTCGGCAGGCGACAATATTGAAACTAATATTGTTGGGGGCGAAGACCGTTGGCCTACTACTGGTCCTGACGCTACCACTTCTTTCGGAATAGGTATTCGTGCTGACCAATTTAAAGTTGGCACAGACTATAGTAGGAGCCCCTACTCATTAAGAGTTAAATCTTCACTAACTGGCGATAGTCCTAATAGTCTTTACACTTATATCCTTTCTACCCAGACTTTGACATACAGTCCAGAAGGAATAAGAGTTTCTAGTTAAATTTATTTTAATAAAAAAATTGTAAAATATTTTATACATAGTATTATATATAAAATGTCTTTACCAGAAATATTGAAAGTCGCCCCTCAGCAAACCATTGATACAATGGACGTTCATACTTCTATTCTTGAACCTATTGTGGTTAATCAGTCTAATGCAAGATTCCAGCTAGAACGTCGTGGAATTTTAGACATCAACAGTTGTATTCAAGTTGCTAGAATTAAAATTCCTGGCGCTACTTCTCCTGCTACTGAAGTAGTTAATTGTCCTATTAGAGCTGGTTGCCATTCGTGGATTAAATCTGCTACTCTAAGAGTTGGAGCTACAAAAATTGCCACAACCGATGAATATGGTAAATATGCTACGCTTAATCGCCAATTTAAATCAGTAGAAGAGCGTTGTAGAAAAGATGGTGTCCTTAAGGGAACAGTAGACGGTATGGAACCTAGTTGGCTCGCGAACGGCCAGCTTCAACCTATGAATTTAGAATGGGGTAATAATGATGAAGCTATGCCTAGAATTCAAGGCGAAACTAGTCCGCAAATAGAAATCACTGCTGACGAAGCTACCACAGCAGTTTTTTGTATCAAATTATCTGAACTATTTCCAATGATGAAAGGAGTTCAACTTCCATTATATTTAATGTCCGATAACCTTGTTATAGATATTACTTGGCAAAGTCCTGAATATGCTTACTCGTATTACTCTTCTAACCAACAAGCTGGAGGAACTGCTTATGTAAAATCTTGCCCGATTGCTACTACTCAGATTGCCTTCTTGGCCGACTATTTAAGTTACAATGATTCTAAAATGGGAGATATGGCAGCTCAAGCTATGTCTACTGAGGGTTTAAGCCTTCCCTACAATGACATTATACTTACGACCTCCTCTTTGCCCGCTATGGGTGCCCTAACTGGAGCTGGCCAACCTCCTCAAAGACAAGTTGTCAATAGAGATATTGGACTTGCTTCTCGCTCAGTTCAGAAAATACAATGGGCTGATATTCCGAATACGCCTGGAGACTTCGGAGGAGATTGGTGGATGGCACATGGTTATTATGTAAGCCGTGCTTTCTGCGGTGGTTCAGAATGGAATATGAAAATTAATGACCGTCTTGTATTTAATAGACCTGTTTCTAATGAAGCACAACAACAATACTACCTTTCACAAACTGCTGGTGGTGTTGATTTACAAGTAGCATCTTGCGAATATTCTTTTAACCAAACTGTTGATGACTTAGGTAAGGTGGTTAAACCTGCTTTCGGTGTAAGTAGTACCGGGGATAATCTAGGAACTATAAATGGTTCTAATATAAATGACCAAACATTTACAGGATTATGCCATTATCAAGGTTTAGATTTAACAAATCCTATGTCTGGAGCTGGATTGGCTGTAGGTGTAAAACCTATTATATTAGAGCGTACTATTAATCGCTCAGAAGACGATTATGCTAATCAGGCCTTAACGACCTACATCTGGGCACAAGTTGGCCGTATATTTGTCCTCAATGGCGGAACTGTTTCTGTATCTGAATAATCATAGATAAGATAAGCTTCATAAATACCTATGTAAATAAAAAAATAAATCAATATAATAAATAATATATGGATTTATCTAATGAATTAGATATTTTGCCTGTTGTTGAAGACCCTAATAAAATGCAGATGGCAATAAGTAAAGAATTACATGAAAATTTACCAGATATACAGAGTGGTTCCCTCGGCGTAGTAATTGCACCAGTAAAAGCTGGTAAAAGCACCATCATTACTAATTTATTATTAAATAGTAATTTCTATCGTGATTGTTTTGACGCGGTTCATATTTTTTCTAACACTATTATGAACGATAATACTAGTAGATTTTTAAAAGAACAATATCCAGATACAATACATGGTGAATATAGCGATGCTACATTAAATAAAATTTTACAATATCAAGAAAGTTTCACCAACAAAGCTGATAGACCTTTTATTTGTATTATACTTGATGACTTCCTCGGCAGTGTTTCAAGAAATTCAGCAGTATATAAGCTGGCTTCGCGTTATAGACATTTTGGAATAGGAATGCTCCTATTTTCTAGCCAGCAATATAAAGAACTGCACCCTATTGTTCGCACCAACTTAACGTTTGGAATTTTCGGTAGAAATTCAAATAAAAATGAAAAGGACAAAATCGCTGAAGAGATGGGAAGTGCATTCGGCTCAGAGAAAAATTTCCTAAGTATGGCAAAGCATGTGTGGAAAACACCTTATGCCTTTTTACATCTAGATTTTACCACTAATCCTCCCACAGCTTATGATAGATTTAAACAGAAAATATTTGAAAATGGCCGACCTTTAATTAACATGAAAAATGTCACCAAAACTGAGGACGCCGATTCTAGCGAAGATGATGACGAGGTTATTGTTGGAATTGACGACACTTAATAGAGCGTTGCTGCCTGGCTTTTTTGTAATGTATATAATTTTTACCACAGTATTCACAAATACAGACTTTTTTATGTCTAGCTAATATAGCTACTTTATTATTTTTATAATATTCTTTACTATATTCTTGTTGTTTAGCAGCTAAAGCTTCTCTATTATCTTGATACCATTCTTTATATGTTCTACCTGGGATTACAATATTAACATTTTTAGACCACGTCCTCCTAATAAATAGAGCTTCAATTTCTTGGTATTTACCACTTCGTAATATAGGCAGAATTGTCCATGCATTCCAGCCGCCATTTTCCCTGATATATTTATAAACTGGAATATTATAATTTTTATCATTAGGATTATTACAAGCGGTTTTATGGTCACCTTCTCGTTTAGGCATATCTTCAGTGCTACCTATATAAAATTTTAAGTTTATGTTTGTTTTATGAGAAATTTTATATACATATCCAATGATTTGATATAGAGTCAGTGTTCCAGAAGGCATTTTTAATTAATAAATATTTTACAAATTTAAAATCAATTTTTTTTTATCAGGCTATATTAAATGTCTACGTTAAACCTTCCAATATTATCCGAAGAAAAACAAGAAATAAAAATTCCAGAAATACCTACAGAAGCTGTAGCTCCTGAAATTACACAAGATGAAATATTTATTGAAAAAAAGCCAGATACTGTTGTAAATAATCAAGAACAGATGGATATTAAACCTGTCAAACCTAAGAGAAAATTAAGTCAAAAACAAATAGACCACTTAGCGAAAATGCGTGAAAATAGACAAGCCAAAAGGAAGGCCAAAGCTGATAGTATACCTCCACAAGTCAATGACCTTGGAAGTCCTACAGTAGCTCCTCGTAGAGAAGAACCAAAAAAAGCACAACCTCCCGCAAGCACGCCTAAACCTGATAATTTTTACCAATTTATGGATTATATGGAAAAATATAAAAGTATTAAGAAATCCTGGAGAGAAAGAGATGCTGAAAAAAGGAAGGCTGCTCCTAAAGCCCCTCCTCAGCCTACTCCTGCTGAAAAACCTCAGCCTACTCCTGAAAAGCCCAAGCCTGCTCCTATTAAAAAACCTACGGTTAATCTACTAAATATAAAGAAACCTCATAACCCTTATTCTGCCTATTTTTAATAATTAATTTATTATCATTTTATAATAAAATAATTTTTACCTGGGAAAAAGATTTAGGAGCTTTTTGTAAAAACACGAATTTATACATAATACCCTTTGCTTAAACAAATTCCTCAATTGTTTCATCTAGTTCTTTTTGTTCTTCTTTATTCTGTGCCACTATTTGTTTCATTACAGGTTGTGGAACAGGCAGTATAGGTCTAATATTTTTTACTATTTTAAATATAATAGTGCTATTATTCTCAATATTTGCTAGTTTACCATTAGGTTGTCGTATCTCAACATTAAAATTATTTAACAAGAATGACCGGTCTGCTATATAATTAAAATCACTATCAAAACTATACATAAAATCAGCACTAGAATAGTTACGAGTCATATAACCAATAGCAGGAGTTGTTATTTGTAAATTACTTCCTGTAATAAAGTTACTTGTTTGTCCGACAATATCACTATAAATTACCAGGTAGGAGTAATTAAATTTACTAGGTAAATTATCAGCAATTAATGAATCACTATCTACAGTAGCTATACTCTCGTTTGAAAATGAATTACCTCCTAATGAGAACATTGTTAAAGACTCATCAGCTGGTAATTGTTTTAAATTAGCAGTGGAATTATCGCCACTATCAAATTGAAATAATAGATTAGGTCGGCCCACTGCGTTAGTGCCTGGTGTTCCCGAACCAACTACTGTATAAAAAGCATAAGCATTAGTGCCTGGTGGCGTCGCAGTGTCTACATCACCCTCTTTACCTGGGTCTCCATTAACATTATAGCATGTGTCGTAACCTACCCAGTCATTTGTAACAGTGCTAAAACTTTGTTCGGCAGTACTATACCCATTGGTTGTAAATGGGAAAACCATATTATTTTGTTTATCAATTAAAAGCTGATTAATTCCAAGAGATTTATTATAGTTACTTCTATTGAAATTACTATTTTGCTTACCCGCAAATGGCACTAATTGTTCTATGCTATATCCCATTTTAGCAAACATTGTTTCATTAAATAATTGTGGCTGAAAAGCATTAACATATCTTGAGCTTAATGTATTATCTGATGAAACCTGGTAATATAAATAATTTAATAATCCTATACCTGATTGTGAAGATATCGTTTTTTGTCGAACTGTATCCTGATGCATTTCTCCCCAAGGAACTATAGATAAGCCATCTGTTATAGTATAAAGAAGACCTCTTCTCCATAATTCATTTATATTTTCAAGAGATTGGGTTTTAACCTCGTCAATAGTAGCGAGTCTACCTGTAGCGAATCCTTTTAGATTACTTGTTGCGGTAACATGACTCATAAAACTACGTTTTGAATTCATTAAAATTATTTCATCAGAGGATTGCACTGAGCCTCCAGAAGCTGGGGGCTCTTGCCAAGCACCACTACTATTAGTAGCAGGAGTATGTAATCGTGATATTTCAAATCTTCCACTAGTTGAACTAAATTGTATCTGAGGGTCAATTGCCCCTACATGTATATATGGGTAATAATCGTGAATATTATAATATTGACTATCAAATACATAAGCTTGCTCTTTATAGCTTGTATTAGTTTGGCCTACCGCGTCATTTATAGTTTCATAAAATTTAGGATTTACACGTTGTGTACTACAACATTTTGCATATTTTCCATCACTAAATGCTGAACTAAAAGTACATATTTCTCCTATGTAGGGAAACGGACAGATTCGCTGATTATAGGCTAAACCTCTAAAATTATTATCAGTATTCAATTTTGGAAGCACTAAAGCTAACATAGGTATCATATCTCGGTTTTCATCAACTGAAAGACCTGGGAAAAAAGAACTTGTCCCTACATTTGAAGGGTATGGAATATCAGTATAAAATAAATTTACACTGTTATCATCAGGATTAGGTTGTTCTAAAAGACTATTCCCAATTCTATCTTGATTAAAATAAACTATACATAATCCTACACCCTCATCTAAATCAAGTTCATTGCCATCTTCCCATTTAGTGCTTTCTGGGGCCGCCGCGGTTCCTCCTGGTTTGAAATATTTAGTGTAGTCAGGCATTCTATTTTCACCATTTTTAAATGAAAATTGCGAATTTATAGGCAACTCAATTTTTCCATTTTTAGGGTCACAATCTTCATTCCAGAATGTTTGGCAATACAAACTATTTTTGTGTTGTCTATTCTGCTTGCCATCTTTTGCTAGTCTTTTTAATCCATTGAATTTTGCACCTGATGTTGATACTAGAGGTGGGTTTTCCACATTTGCCTCATTATAAGCACCAAAAATACCACCTGGTTTAACAGTAGGCTGTGTTGCCTCACCACCAGTCTCAGCATCATAGCCGTGTTTGTAAGCTTGAGCTATAATGTATGGACTAGGCACACTCAACATATTTGCTGATAATCTTGGGTCTGAATAGCCTGCGGGAATATTAGCATTGATATTCATAGCATCGTCCTTTACTCCTAAATCAATACGTGATACGTAATCTTCAGTCCAGTTTTCAGAATCTTGGTCAAAATTAGCTTTGCTATCTGGTAATAATTCTCGTGAGCGATATAATGCTTTTTTTACAAGGGCGATATTCAATGGACTAGCTATTAAATTAATCGGAACAACTTGAAAATCAGTTCCTGGCTGTATTGAATCAGCTGCTATATTGGTAGGTTCTAATAAATATCTAGGTTTTAAAGGGTCTACATTTGATATAGCAGAAATACCGTTATCATTATCATCGTAATCTGGGTCCTCATAAACATTTTTTACAGCGATATAGTTATCCATTATACATATTTGTTGGCCAAAAATACCTTGTTGTAAAGGTCCATCTGGAGGTAATGTAGCATATTTACTACCTGCTGGCCAGGTAACAGTTGTGCCTCTGAAGGAGCCAGATAATCTATAAAGTCCTTCTTCTAAATCCAAAATCCAATTTTTATAAAAACCTACTTCTGTTGGAGTTGTAATTTGAAATTGATTAAAAGAATTCGCAGTTATTGAATTCCATACTTCTATTGATTGAGTCCTATTTATATCTCCAGTTAATAAATTATTATAATATAAATCCCTACCTAAAGCGGCTTGGTAATTGTCTCCCCAATCTCCTGAGCCACCATTCCATTTATAGTTAGTATTATTAGGTATATTAGCTCCAAAATCACCACCTGACGTATTCCATTTGCTAACCGAACCTGCTACATTTGGGTCTCGCCAAATTTTATCTAGCAAAGCTCCTGCAGCAGTTCTAACTGTTATGTATGACTTATCAGTTATGTCACTAACTGGAATCTTAAATAATTTAAATTTATTAGCATCTACAATTGATGGATTTATATTAGTATACCAATCATAATAATAGCCTAAACCTTCGTCACCGACAACACCTAAAGGTATTGTAGGCTTTAACGAATTGTTTTGCCAAATAGCATTATGGACATATACTTCAGCGGGCACATCTCGCGTATTCCAATTATCGGCATCGCCTGTTCTTTGATGAAAAACGGTGGTTAAATCACTACCTAAAGCAGTTGGTGTCGTAAATCCCTCTTGAACGTCAAAATCAATTGTTTGTGTTAATAAAGTTGCTGAATATTTATTCGGACCATGATAGGTAGCTGGTTCTATATCAGCTGGCATAGTTCCTTGATAATTATCATTACATATATACATTCTAGTTTCATTAGGTGTCGCTATTTCAAAATTACTATTTGCTACTGGGGTATTGGTATTACCTCCCGCATAATACATACCCTGTTGTCCATACTCAGTTTCCTGAGTCTGAGTAGTTGTTGATACTAGGTCCCAGAAAGTCATTGTTATACCTTCCGAGCTACCTGAATATGTATCAGTTGCACCGAAAGGTGTAGAGCAATGACGACGAGCACAACCTTCAAGTGCTACATATGGGTATGATTTACTGAAGTCAGTCCATTCATGGTCACTTTGTAATACAGCGGGCATACTATAACTTCTACTAAACCAATCTTCTGGCGGAGTTATCCTGTGACCTGCTAATGGTAAATTCATATTGTATTGTTGCCTATTTGTAATATAGTAGCCGAATTCCGCACTTGCTTTATTGTCCATAATAGATTCTTTGAATGTTGAATTTGTGCTTCCACTAAATTCAAGACATTGGTCTGGCTCTCCTCTTAAATTAATTTGTGTAGATGAAATACTTATTGTATCCCCAGGATTTATCTGTATACCACCTTGGCTAATTGTTGTATTCCACTGTGAATTTGTTTCTTCAACGTAATTTTTGCCTATTCTTGATTGTTTTCTAGCTCTATCTGTAAAAAGTTTGCCAGATACATTATTGCTTTCTAACATAAAAGTTTTTTGTGACATCTTATAATATCCACAGATATTATTATAGATACATATATATATGAATCCTATAGAAACGTTAATGAGCCATTTACATGACAAAAAAGATGATATAAAAGAGGGCACCTACATTTCTGTATGTAGACTAATGATGGCAATAAAGGACGACCAAACAGAATTAAAAAATCAAATAAGTAGGTATAGAAAAAAATTATTTCAAAAAACCATGACCGCTAGTTGCCTTTTAGATCACATTACAGAAGCGGAATATGATAGTGATGACGACGTGGAAATATACCTACAATGGGGGGGAATGCCTTAATAAAAAAAAATTTGATTATAAATTTATGTAAATTTATAAGCAATATCTAACATGCCTACAATGGATAAATCAGGAACCGGAGAATATAAACATTATTTTACTGGT